GCAATGGAGACACTCTCCGTTCTGGTGCAACTAAGATAAATGAAAACTTTTCTGAAATATACACAGCGATAGGTAACGGAACTGCGTTAACCACTATAATAGATAGTAACGGGCTAATTGATGTAAGCTCTGGCGCAAATAAGATTGTATTTTACTATGCCAATTTAAGCGACTTACCCAGTGCTGGGTCATACCATGGCGCAGTGGCTCACGTTCATGCAACTGGAGGTTTATACTTCGCGCATGGCGGTGGGTGGATTCGGCTAAACGATGAAACAACGGGGCCAGTCACCAAGTATACTGCTGGTACAAATGGATCGTCTGCCTATACGTTTACAGGGCCGGGGGCTACTTCTGGTAACAACCCGAACTTTACTTTTTACAAGGGTCATACTTATCTTATCGACAATACGTCTAATGTAGGCAGTCATCCTTTGCAGATTAGAACATCTAATGGTGGTTCTGCTTTTACTACAGGTGTGACTGAGAACTACAACTCGACTACGGGACTAACACAATTTATTGTGCCACATGAACCCAGTGACAATTCTCTAGTATATCAATGCACCAGTCATAGTGCTATGGTAGGAAACATAACAATAGTGTGATATTATGAGTTTTACATACGCAGAATTAAAGCAGGCTATTAAAGACTATACTGAGTACGAGGAGACTAGCTTCGTAAACAATATTCCTTTGTTTATTAGGACAGCGGAAGAACGCATTCTTAAAAACGTACAGTTAAGTTTGTTTCGTAAAAACGCTACCGCTCCAACTAACGGAAAATTTTTGGGTTGTCCTTCCGACTTTCTTGCTCCCTTTTCGTTATCTTTATATCCTGCGGACGGCACAAGATATTTTGTACAGTTTAAAGACCCAAGTTTTCTTCAAGCGTATACACCAAACAACGCCACTACAGGCACTCCTCGTTACTATTGTCAGTTTGATTTTGAAAACTTTTTACTAGCCCCGGCTCCTGCTACAGTTCACACTGCTGAATTACATTACTTTTACCGTCCTTTAAGTATAACAAAGAAGGCCGACTCTGAAACGACTTGGCTTAGTACAAACGCAGAAATGGCGATGTTATACGGCGCGTTGATCGAGGCGTACATATACATGAAGGGAGAACAGGATATAATGGCTTTGTATAATAGCCGCTTCCAAGAAGCGATAGTTGGTGTTAAGATGCTTGGAGAAGCTAAAGAAGTTACTGACGAGTACAGAACTGGAAAAGTAATTAGGTCTAAAGAATGAGTGTAGAATTTAAGTTAGATTTACCTGTTAATAAAAATGTGGTATCTGTAAATACAACAAGCGGAAGAGGGTTTACTCCTGAAGAACTTTCTGAGCAGTGTGTTGGTAAAATTATTTCTGTCTCGGATACAGCGTTGCCGGGGATTAGAGATCAAGCTCGTGCTTTTGAAAGGCACATTGAAAAGGTGGTGGCATATTATATGCGTCAAGCCATACAAAGTGACCGTACCACGGTCTTTAACGCAATAACGGATGCGGGTCATCCTGAACTGGCTGAACTTATAAGGAGACTTTGATATGGCCTTTAGCGGAAACTACATGTGTACATCGTTCAAGAAAGAACTGATGGAAGCAAAGCACAATTTTACAAACGGGCAGGATGTGTTTCAGATGGCTCTGTATACTAACAGTGCTACCTTTAACGCGGCGACCACTGCGGCGGTGTTTGGCGGATCAAACAATGAAGTTGCATCCTCTGGAACGTACACAACTGGTGGCCCTCCCGGTAGTACAACTAACAACAGCTTGACGAATGTTACACCTACTACGAGTGGAACTACTGCGTTTACTGACTTTGCGGACAAGACGTTTACATCTGCTACGATCACGGCTCGTGGTGCGTTGATATACAACAGTACAATCACAGGCGGAACAAACACGGCAAACGCGATTGTAGTTCTTGATTTTGGTTCAGATAAGTCTTCTACTTCTGGTGATTTCCAAATTGTGTTTCCAAATCCAGATGCATCGAATGCGTTGATTAGAATAGCCTAGAGGTTGTTATGGTAGAGTTTGCAAACAGGGTAAAGGTATCGACCTCTACAACGGGGACAGGAACCGTATCTCTCGGATCGGCGTTACCGGGTTTTCAAACATTTGCGGCTGGCGGAATAACCAACGGGAAAACGGTAAGATATACGATAGAAGATGGCGTTTCATTTGAAATCGGAACAGGGACATTTACCTCCAGCGGAAATACTATGGCTAGGAGTGTTGAGGAAAGTAGCAACTCTAACAATGCCTTAAACTTAACAGGTAGTGCTACAGTGTTTATAACTGCGGCGGCGGCTGATTTAGGTGGTGGTGGTGGAGTTACAAACGGAACCGCAAACTTTCTTGCAAGTTCATATTAAGAGGTAAAAATGGCAGGTTTTCGGACATCTTCTAAATTATCAAAGTTTGCTAGTAATTTGGTTTATACATCCCCCGGTAGCGGAACTAGCTCTTCTGTTAGCATAAGCGTTATTGCTCCTAAAAAGGCAAAGGTCTTTGTTCAGCAGGCGGCATTAGGTGGGGTTGCTCTTTCCTCGGCACAATCTTTTGCTCCTCAAACGGGTTCTTTCTCTTTAACAACTCAGATAAACCCAACATGGCTAAATAAAAACGCTATTATTAGGTGGACTACTCACGATGGGTACGGAACTACATCTAGGGACACTGAGACCCGGCTAGGCGAAAGTCTGTCTTCTGGCGTATATAGAAGACCTCAAGTGGTATATGCTTGGGGTGAAACTAATGCTGACGGAACCTTCACAGAGACGAACTTAAAATCAAGTGGTCCGACCCCCTCCGCTTCTGGTGCTAATTGGACAGGATATTATTACAACTACAACGGTACTCGATACGGCTCCAGTGACGGAGGGGGTGCTAGAAACGTAGGTATGGGAAACACCTACATTTGCGGGTTCTGGAAGCCTCCAATGTTAGACTACAGAAATGACCCAGCTAGAATGCTAGTGCAACCTGCGATGCTCTACAACGGAACTGGTGCTGGAGTTGTAAGGTCTACAGGTACTAACAACACCCCCTTGTTAGAAAATCAAGGGATGTACGGGACTAGGACTGAGTTCCAATCACAACTGAGCATACAAAACAACAATGCACTAGCCGCTTATGACAACAGTATGTTCAGATACACTAATGATACCAACACTGGTAGCTATCAAGGGGTGTTGTTTGATGCTTTTGATCAATGTGTGTTTACAGGAAATACTAATGCTTATATTTCGTTTATAAACGGTTGGAGTCCTTTTACTGGATCTTTGAATCAAGCTCTAAGCACTAATATTGCAACAGGCAATAACAACCCGTTTTACCAAACCATGCAACAAAGCGGTATGGCCAGCAACTGGTATAGTGTAATTGGCACTAAGCATAATTGTGGATGGACTTGGAGTGGAACGGGAGTAGGTGCTAACGCGGTTGCTTATTGGCACTTCTTTGCACCGCGAGACAGTAGTGGAACCAACTGGAGAATTAGCCGTTGGCCTGCTGGAACTGCATCAGGATATGAAGGAGCAGTGGCAGGCTACCCTAGTTTTCCTGCTGTAGCTTCATATTTCGGGCAAAACGATATTACTGCTCCGACAAATAGTGGTGTTAAGCTAAGGCCCGTATGGTATCGTGAGATAAACGGTTATCACTATATAGGTTTTCAACAAAGTGCCAGAGATGGCACTACAGGAGAAACCGCGCTAGTAAAAAGCTCGACAACAAATCTCCTTACTTGTACGTGGAGTACCGTTTCAGTGCCTTCATATGTGGACTGCTATTATCCTCCTATTATAGCCAATGCAACGCAAGCGTTTTTTGCTCAAAATACCGATACTAATAGATGGGCAGGGTTTACGCAAAACGGTTCAGGTACTGATCCTTGGGTTCAGAACGCATTGGATTACTCTGCTATAACAAAACCTTACGTTGCTCCTGCCCCCGCCGTAACTACTGCTTTAACGGCTGCAAGTTTGACAGGAACAGGAACAAGGGACGTGCCTACGACCCAATCTTTATATGGTAAAGCGGTTCATACTTCTGATTCTAGTTTTAGAAACATTCTTAGCACCTACGGGAATGCTCCTGTAGCTTCTACAATAAGGGCGGATGATTCAGACCTTACTGGGGAATTAAGCACAGACTTTGAAAGAACAAATTTAGTCCTTAGTCCTAACGATAAAGTTTTTATATACACAGAAGATGAAAACACTATAGCTCAAATTTACGGTTATGAGGAGTAATCAATATGCCTATTTTTAATCCTCCAGCATCAGGAGCGAGTGCTACAGCGGGAACAGGAGATTACTCTCGTGGTGCGCAAGTTTTTAAAGGACAAGGCACGTACACTTTTACAGTCCCTTCTGGTGTAACTGAAGTTTTTGTTAATCTATTTGGTGGTGGGGGAAGAGGAAATTACAATGGTACTTATTGGGCCACTGGAGGTGGCGGAGGAGGATATGCTGGTGGAGTACTTACCGTAGTTCCGGGCACTACTTACACGGTAACTTGTGGCGCAGGAGGTTGGTTAAGCGGAGCTAGTACCACAGTTACAGACGGATTCGACAGTACCTTTAAGTCTGGTGGCACAACACTTTTAACCGCAGGAGGTGGAAAAGGAGGACTTCAAACCGCTTCTCTTGGATCTGGCTCAGAACTTCTTGGCGGTTTAGGTGGAGTCGGCACCGTAAATTCTGCTGTATCATTTATAGCTAGTTATACTGCAAGCGGAGGAAGGGGCGGAAATTTAAAACAGACAGGCTCCGCAAGTACACCGCGAAGATGTACTGGTGGTGGCGCGTCTGGATCTCTTACTGGCGATGGTGGTCGTGGTGGTGATCACTTTATGAATGACACTGCATCTACGGCTTACGTTGGAACTGGTGGCGGAGGATGGTCGAACGGAAATGGCGGAGATCATATTACGTCCTCTGATGGGGGAACTATTGGAACTGGTGGTGGTGGGTTTATGCACCCCGGTGGTGGAGGTGTTACAGAACAAGATACTTGGTTCGGAAGTCCGGGTTCTTCTTGGGGAAGCGGAATGTTGTATACTAGTTCAACCTCCCCATTAGGGATTCAGATAAACACCAACACTACTTATTGGTCAAATGATAATGCAAATATCAACTCAACAGATGGATCTCGACTCGGAAAAACTTCTTGGTGGAGTTATATGACAGGCGAAGCTCTTGTGGGCAAACCACCCTCAAACAGGTGGCAACACAGCGGAGATGGTTGCGGTAGTTGGGGTTGGTACAGCAACAGTATTCCACCGCAACATGCGACTTTTTCTCCCGGTTTTGGAGGCGGTCATGGAGGGTTTGCAAGAATGGTTACCTCTCCAAATGACGATAATATTCCCGGCGACACAAGACGAGAACGGTTTGGCGGAGGAGGAGGAGCAAAGAACCAAGTTTGTAGTTCAATAGTAGGAATGATGAACTCAGCAATAACAGATAGTTCTTCTTGGGCAAAAGCACTGGGACATTTGGCTAGGGCACCTTATGGGGGAGGAAGCGGTGGTTGTAACACTTCCGTTGGAGCAACGCTAGGTGGAGGCGATGGCTTCTGCGTAATTTGTTATAAATAATGCTAGGATTTACCCCTACAGCAACAGTCCCAATAGCGGATGACACAGTAACAACACTGGTTGTTATATCAGCAAGTCTCGTGGGAACTTCGGCGGTAGGTACAGTGTCCTTAGTCACTAATCAACAGCTTGCGCAAACAGGTTTGTTTGCTACGGGCGTAACGGGTGCTGTTGCTATTGGAACGGGCGGTGGAACGGTAATCAACGCAGGTGCTTCTGTTGCTACAACTGCGGTAGGTAGCGTATCCGTAACGACAGGTACGGGTGTTGCGGTAAACGTAGTTGGAGTTGAAGGTCTAACAGTCTTTAACGGCGCGGGAGTGACGGTAAATGCCAACTCTACTGCGCCAGCAACGGGCCTTGTAGCGACAA